GACATCGTTGAGAAAGTCGCTGAACTCCCATCCGAAGCCCCCAAGCCAACCGCCTCCGCAATCGTGGAGCAACGCAAGGCCGCCGCAACGCAGAACTTCAACAACCTCGCCCAAGCAATTCAAAACCTAAAAAAATCCAAATAAACTTTAACCCCCAAAACAAAAAGCCATGTCATTTTCNCTTGGAACTCTAACCGCTTACACCGTAGCCAGCAAAGGTTGCCGCTCATCACTAAAGCCGTATTCTCGGCTCGCACCGCCGCCCTGTTCACCAAGCAGGTTGGTAGTGAAATCAGCCGCTGCCCTCAACTTGATGGACACGGATGCTGCCCTTGCTGCGGGTACTGCCTGCGGATGGACCGCAGCAGGAACCACAACCTTCTCGCAAAGGAATGTCACCGTTGCACCCATGAAAGTTCAAGAGGCTCTTTGCCCTCGTTCCTGGAGCAATACTGGATGCAGTCGCAGTTGACCCAAGGCTCTACCTACGACGGAGTCCTTTTGAGCAGGCTTACGCCGAGCAGAAAGCCCTCCGTATCGCCGAAGCGTTGGAGAATGCTATTTGGTCGGGTTCTACTTTGGTGACTGGTATGTTGACAATCCTCAACGCCGCATCGGGTTCAACCGTATCGGGTAACACCGCTGCGATTTCGGGTGCTATCACGACCGCCAACGCCATCCAAATCTTCGACAACATTTACAACCGCATTCCGCAAGCCATCTTGACCCGCAACGACCTCGTAATCTTCTGCGGATGGGATGTATTCCGCACCTTGATTGGAGCGTTGAAGGCCAACACGGGCGTGATGTATAACCAAGTTGACCTGCAAGGGTTGGCTGATGGTGACATCATCTACCCTGGTACAAATGTCCGTGTAGTTGCGGTCCCAGGTTTGCTTGGGTATAATCGCTTGGTTTGTAGTTACTTAGGCAATTTTGTCTATGCGACCGATTTGCTCTCCGACGAAGAAAACTTCTCCCTGTGGTACTCCAAGGACAACGATGAAGTCCGCTTCCAAGCAGCATTCAAGGTNGGTGTCCAAGTCGCTTACCCTGACCTCGTTGTTGACTGGAAGTTGGCCTAAGTGTAAGGGGGGTGGGTGACTGCCCCCCGTTATTTTCTATGACCTTAACCCCACTAAAATAATACACTATGTCCTGCTCCCTAACTACGGGCTACGCCCTCGGATGCCGAGATTCAGTCGGCGGCATCAAAACTGTCTTTGTCCAAGCCTTCAACCCAACGGGTTCCGTGAACACCAACGGAAGCGGAACGGTCACGGGCTTCACGGGATTCTCTTCGGGATTCTACGAATACGACCTCACCAAGGCGACTTCGTCCATGACGGAAACCTTGAACGCAAGCACCGAGAACGGAACCCTGTTCTACACCCCCGAAGTAACCTTCACCATCAACAAGTTGCAGACCTCGGTCCGCAATGAGTTGCGCCTCTTGGCTCGGAATCGCTTGCTGGTCATCGTCCAAGACAACAACAACCGTTACTGGGTGTTGGGTGCTGCGAACGGCTTGGAAGCCTCCGCTGGAACCGCTGGAACGGGTACTGCATTTGGTGACCGTAGCGGCTACGAGATGACGCTGACAGGTATGGAACCCGACCCGATGCTGAACATCGCCGCAGCAACATTCTCTGCGCTGACCGCACAAATCAGCGGGTCGTAGAGTATCTTTGACCTGGCGGGCCTCACTACCCCGCATTGGTTTAGTGGTTAGGGCCATCTCTCGACGGGGTCGGTCCCTTTTTTTTGTACCTTTGGGCTATGAGAATNTGCATCGTTTATAACGCCCATCCAACGGGCTGCTCGTTCTATCGGTTGGAAATGCCAAACGCCTACCTTGGCGACAACTACACGGAGTTCGACTATGTCTGCGTGGACAACATCGCCAATGTCAAAGATGAAGACCTTAAGACGGTCGATATATGGTCTTTTTAACCGTTTGTGGTGTCAAGGTACCTTGGAACCAAGTTCGGAAGGTTTACGAGGCTCTAACGGCCTTTGGAGCGAAGGTCATTTTGGACCTTGACGACTATTGGGTGCTGGAATCGGGACACATCATGTATCGGCACTATTTGGACACCAAGTTGGACGAGCAAATCCGTGAACATATCCGCTTGGCTGACCATGTGACCACGACGACCGAACACCTCGCCCAAAAGATACGCCTGCTCAACAAGAAGGTAACCATCCTCCCGAACGAACCGTACGAAGCGTATCAGCAGTATAAGGCCAATCCTGACGAGGAGCCTGAGAAAGATAAGTTCAAGATTGGATGGTTCGGAGGCGCACAGCACCAAGAGGACATCGCCTTGGTGGAGCATTCGTTTTCCCTGCTTGCCCATGACAAGTCGCTGGATGGAAGATACAAAATCTATCTCGGCGGGTGGAACGACGGCAACCCCGTCTATGACGATTACGAACGGATGCTCTCCTGCCGTGGCTTGAATAAGAATTACGGACGCATCCAAGCGGCTGACATCTACTCCTATGTCGGGGGCTACAACTTCATCAACGCCACGATTGCACCGCTGCGTGATACTAAGTTCAACCGCCTACAAAAGCGAACTGAAGGTCGTGGAAGCGGGCTGGATGGGCAAGGCTATCATCGCATCCGAAACCATCCCCTACACGGACATAATCACCCACGGCCACAACGGGTTGCTGATACCCTACGGCAAGAAAGACGCATGGTACAAGGCGGTGAGGAAGTTCGTCAACGAACCCGACTACGCTCGCTCCTTGGCCGTGCAGTTGTCCAAGGATGTGAGGGAACGGTTTGACATCAGCAAGACCGCCGAGCGCAGGGCGGAACTCTACCGAAGCATCGGGCGCAAATTGTGAAATTCGGGCGCAAAGTACATTTAGGGATAGAGTGATTTACCTATCCCCGAACACCACCAATACAATCGTCGTCACTTGGACGCAGCGGGCCTCGTCGGGGGACCGTTACATCTTGCGCTTGACCAACATCGCCAAGAACGCCACGACCGACTTCACCCTGCTGAAATCGGCCAACCTTTCTTCCTACACGAACCGCTATGACAAATTTCAGATTACCGTGGGGTCGCTTGAAACAGGCTCGTATCGTTATGAAGTTTACGATACCAGTAGCACGGTTGGCGCAGCCGTTGCGGTGGTTGAAACGGGCTTGGCGTATGTACAGGTAATCTCGCTGACATTTAACACCTTCGCAAATTCCATCCAGTACACCGTCTTCGGCTCGTCCGATGAGCGAGTGTTTGATTCCACCTTTGACCCCTCTTTCGCATGAGCGTACAAACCCGAAGCCAGTTGCAGGCAAGTGCCGCAACCATCACCAACGAAACCGCTGCAGGAGCGAACACCGCCGCCCGTGTTGGTGGACTATTCGATGACCTCGCAGACACCGCCACCTTGGACCGAGAGCGGGGCGTGGCCAACCTGTACCTCGACGAACCCAAGAACTTCACCCCGACCCAAGGGCAGGCCGTCAAGTTGACAACTCCGCTAAAATCGGGACTGCTGACTGCCTACAACTTCACAAGCACAAGCTCGTCCATCACCTACACAGGTACAACCAATGCGTCCTTGCGGGTGTCGGTCAACTTGGTGATATCGCAGGGCAACGGGAATCAAGTGAAAATCTACATAGCCAAGAATGGCGCAATTATTGCGCAATCGTTGGCTGACATTACGCTATCGCACAACAACGGCCATGCGGTCTTCACCGAAACGGTTCTGCAAGGCGCAGCAAACGACGAGTTCACAATCTACATCAACGCCGTGAATGACGGCGGGAGCATCGCATTTGAATCCCTATCCTTCACCGTCCACACGCTATGAGTATAAAGCAATCATTCACCCAATGGCTTGGGATTGAACACAAGGTCCCCGTGATGTTGGAGAACAAGGCGGGCAAGTACATCACCTACGGGGCGTTGAACGAGTACCCCTACTATCTGCTGGACAACTACCGCCGCAGTTCCAAGCACAACGCTATTGTGAACGGCAAGGTGAACTACATCGTTGGCGGAGGCTGGCAACCAGGGGAGAAAATGACCGTGGAGCAGCAGGCCCGCTACGCCAAGTTCTTTGACGGGTTATCCGAGCATGACGACCTCAACGACATCACCGAAAAACTCGTTCTTGACTTGGAAATCTTCAACGGGTTTGCCGTTGCGGTTACATGGAACAAGATGGGAACCATTGCCAAGATGGAACACATTCCCTTTGAAAAAATCCGAGTGGACAAGGACGAGCGGATGTT